GCAGGCCGTGGCGGGCGTTGCATCTATTGTGCTTACAACAAGTGCCGATTACACATTGCAATCGCTTAATGGTACTTCTGACGAAGCGCGTTGCGCAGTGCTTAGCTTTAGCGGCTCTCCCGGCGGTGCGACAAACATCATCATTCCTGCGTCTCAAAAACTATACGTTGTACGCAACGGTACAGGGCAAACCCTAACTGTTAAAACTTCAGCGCAAGTTGGTGGTGTCACCGTCCTAGATGCCAACGCTACTTTGGTGTTCTGTAACGGTATCAACGCTTTGGCTGGTATTCAGTCTTCCTCAACAGCTAACGTAACAGGCCCAGCATCTTCAACAGCCAACGCTATTGCTAGATATAACGGCACAACTGGCCAGCTTTTGAAGAACTCGGTAGGCGCGACAATTGACGATACTGGCGCTCCCACTTTTACAGGTATTATTCAGGCCAACCCAGTATCTACAACTGTGGGCGCATCAATCCGCTTACTTGAAGGCTCAACCAGCGGTACAAACTATGTATCGTTTAAAGCACCGAACACGTTGACTGCTGACGTGACTTGGACACTGCCTTCCGCTGACGCGACCGTTGCTGGGCAGCTACTTAGCTCTAACGCCGCAGGAACGCTATCTTGGGTTACACCTGCTACTGGTTCAGGCACGGTAACTTCGGTAGGCATAACTGGCACAAACATTACGGTTGTATCTGGTTCGCCTATCACTACGTCCGGCACAATTGCGCTTTCAATCCCGCAAGCTATCACCACAACTTCATCTGTGCAGTTTGGCTCTTTTGGTGTGGGTACTCCGGCGTCTGGTACGACTGGCGAGATTCGCGCTACTAACAACGTCACGGCGTTCTATTCGTCAGATATTAAATTTAAACAAAACGTACGCCCAATTCCCGATGCGCTGGCTACGGTAAGCGCTATTGGAGGCAAACTTTTTGACTGGACAGATGAGTATCTTGAGTCCAAGGGTGGTGTGGATGGATACTTTGTACAGAAAGCTGATTTCGGTGTCATTGCTCAAGATGTACAGAAAGTTTTCCCCATTGCAGTGCGTGAACGTGAGGACGGTACGCTAGCTGTGGACTATGAGAAACTAGGAGTTCTTGCCTTTGCCGCGCTAGTTGAGTTGACTAAACGCGTAGAGGCGCTGGAGACTAAATAATGACTCTTAATGTTTCTGGACCAATTAGTCTTGGCGGTGCTACTACCGGGGCATCTATTAATCTTGAGCTTAGTCAAGCGTCAACGGCTACGGTGTCTTTGAATGACGCCAACGTGCGTTCGTTAGCCGGTGTTGCTTCTGGCGCGATTACAATGCCAACCGATTTTTACGGTAAATCTGTAGGTTTTACTTACTGGCAGCAACAGCAATCAAACAACACATACTTTAGCCTTGCATCAGTAGGGTTTGACAGTTCAGACAACTACTACTCTGCAATGAACCGTTCTAGTTCCTTGCCGACATTTAACAAAGTAGCTAGCCTTGGCGCAAACCAATTTACGCGCTCTTTTACTACTGGGGGACAATACACCCGCATGGTTACTACAACTGCAGGCAACTCGTACATTACAGGTGTTAGAAATACTGTCGGGATTCTTGTTAAATACAACTCGTCGGGTGTTTTGCAATGGCAGCGACACATTTCTGCTAGTGGTAATGTTTATTGTGAAGGTATTTGTCTTGATGCATCAGAAAACGTGTATGTAGGCGGGTGGGATGAATTTGGCGCTTCTATGTTTATCATGAGTTTTACCAGTGCTGGCACACAGCGGTGGGTTCGTAACATATTACCTGCGGTTGCCCCAGAAGCGCGCATGAATTTAACCTCTTTTGCCAGTGGGACGGGCATTGCGTATTCGTTTGTGGTAGGGGCTGGCGCTACCGGGGCCAACCAAATATGTGCGGGTACATACGATACAGCAGGCGTAGTGATAGGGCAAATTGCATTAGCGTCTCCTACCAGATCTCTTACAAACGGTTACATGGGTTTTACGTCTTTAGGATCAGACTTTTTGTTTGGCTTCACAACATACAATAATACCTATACCGCTAGTTATCAAGAGTATCTTATATATAACACAACTATTGGTTGGCAGAAAGAGCTTAATTCTGGCGGCATAGGCAACTTTCTAGAAGCCGTAAGTACCGACGGAACAGCCTACTATTCAGCTGGCAGGTCGAATAGTTCTGTAGGCCCGTCATTTGTTAAACTAAATGCTACTACCGGCTCCATAATTGCGCAAAGGTATATTAGTAACGGTACTAGCACTGGAGCAAGTAGCGTTACCGCAGGCTCAACTCAACTTGCGCTTGGTTCGCAACAATACACCGTTGCTTCGTACATGTACAAAGCACCTTTAAACATGTCTTTTGGACTGAGCACATCTTTAACTTCCGCAACAAGCGATTTTGTGGCTGGGACTGTTGGTGTTGTTGATTCTGCAGGTACGCAAACTTCCTCAACCAGTACAAATCCTGAAGCATCGTTTTCTGCCACTTACATACTGACACAACTGACATAAGGAAAAACATGACGACTTACGCACGAATTGAAAATGGTGTTGCCGTTGAATTCCCTCTCTACGAAGGCGATTTGGCTAATCGTTTTCCAGACCTTTTGTTCCCAATGGACACGCACGGCACGCCAATCCCTGATGGGTATGTGGTGGTCAAGGGCACAAACCCCCCCTACAACTTAGCCTATACGTATGCGCTGGGCGTGCCCACCATTCAAGACGGGGTCTGGGCGACAAACTGGATAGAAACTCCACGTTCAGACGAGGAAAAAGCACGTATTAAAAGTGCCGTGGAAGACCGCGTGCGCAGTGATCGCAATGCGCGTTTGGCAAAATCAGACTGGACACAGTTAGCTGACGCTCCTGTAGACGCTGCTTCTTGGGTACCCTACCGCCAAGCTTTGCGTGATATCACTACACAGTCCGGTTTTCCTTGGACAGTTACTTGGCCTGAGTCACCCTAATCATGAGAGACTGGGTTGAAGCATTGATTGCGGCAACCTGTATGGTGGTCTTTGTCATCTTTGGCACTTACATGATTGCATGGAGTTGGGCGTGGTAAATGCGTTGGCTCATTCTGTTACTGCTGTTGGGGTTGGTTGGAGCCGCAGCCAAAAATGGTTGCTATGTACGCGAGTATTATTCAATCGCTTGGGGAACACATGACCCAACAGAGCGTTACCGGAAGATGTACGATTGGTTGGTGGTAAATGAGCCGTTTTGCCGGAGTTCCGATTACGTAGTGTTGTGGAACAATATGAGTGAGTGGAATGGGAATTCGGATCACCATACGTTGCGAGGATTGGTCATACACGGATACAAAAAAGCACTTGAGCGTGAAAAGAAATGATCCCGCCCATACACAAATGGTATCCAATGGTTCAGCCGGGAAGCGAGCCAACTAAGACAGATGCGTTAGAACGCAGGGCAGAACGTATGCAAGAAGAATATGCACAAGCGTTGAAGATGAAAAAGGTGAAGGACAAAATTGACGATCTTGAGTTTGAGTTGTATGTAAAGAAGGCAGAACGCAACCAACTTAGCCTAGAGATTTTTACAAACCGTAAATTGGACATATACGCATAATGGTTACAAAGAAACCCCCAGCCAAGGTAGCGCCCGTTAAGCGTAGGATTGTTAAACCCAAGGTGGAAGTCGTTGCCCCCCCAACTCCTCCTGCGCCCAAGCCTGAAGTCAAAAAAGACGACAGCAACCTTGGAAAAATCATTGGGCTGATTGAGTGGGTAGATAACCCGTTTAAACTGTTCACAGTTATTCTGCTGTCGTTCCTGTTCTTTGCTGGGTACTTTGCTTGGGATTCTAGGCAGGTCATCCTTCATGCTATTACGGTTCAGGACAAAATGCCCCAGTTAGCAAAGCAGGAAGCACTACTCGCCCCTGCTCGTAGTTTGATGAAAGACGTTGACGGTTTAGTGGTGTTGGTTCACAAAGCCAATTTAACGGTTAACAGCCGCACCACGGTGTTGGCGCTCAACTCTGATGGCTCAAGAGAAAAGGCGTTGGAAGGCACGGTAACGTCTTTGTTTAATGCAAGCTCAGACCGCAATGCCGCTATGGTGGCCATGCTTAATGGTGAAATTCTTTGCGAAGAATTCAACCCGTCATCTAAAGTTGGCGAATGGGGTGTAAAGCAGGGTGTAAAGTTCATGTGCCGAGGCTCCATTCCCCCTGACATGGGTAAGTTTGCAGGGTATGTAGCTATTGGGTTTAAAGATAAGCCAGAAGATATTGCGGCGTTAAAGACCCGCATAAACTTGGCTGCAACTGATATGTCGGAGGATTAAATATGCTAGGACTAGACGCACTGCTACAAGTTGGTGGCAAACTGATTGACAAACTAATTCCAGACCCAGAGGCCAAAGCCAAGGCGCAACTTGAACTGGCTAAGATGGCGCAAGACGGTGAGTTGACTAAACTGGCTAACGAAACCAAGTTGTATGAGATTGAGCAAGAAAACGTCACCCGCCGCACTGAAGCAGACATGGCTAGTGATTCTTGGCTATCTAAAAACATCCGACCCATGACGTTGATCTTTTTGCTGGTAGCCTATTCTGGCTTTGCCATTGCGTCTATCTTCGAGTATGAAACTCGTGGCGCATACGTAGAACTACTAGGGCAGTGGGGTATGCTTGTTATGTCCTTCTATTTTGGCGGACGCACTATGGAAAAAATTGCTGATAGGTTGAAAAAATGAACTTGACTGAACACTTTACGCTTGAAGAGTTAACTCACACTGACCACCGGGAGTTTGACAATGAGCCAAATGAAGCTGAACTTGAGAACATTAAACGCCTTGCGGCGTTCCTTGAGGAGGTCAAAACTGCCTTGGGCGGCAAGCCCATCATGGTTAATTCAGCTTTTCGTAGTAAGCAAGTCAATGATGCGGTGGGTTCAAAAGATACTTCTCAACACCGCATCGGCTGCGCTGCTGACATTCGGGTTCCTGGCGTGACTCCTGATGAGGTTGTCAAAACCATCATTGCCGCTGGCTTGCCCTATGACCAAGTCATTCGTGAATTTGATCGCTGGACGCATATTAGTATTCCAAACGAACCTGCTCGCGCCCCAAGAAAACAAGCGTTAATTATCGACAAAACTGGCACGCGGCTGTATGCTTGATGCGGTTCCTAATTAATGGGAAAATAAGCTATGGCACTACAGAAAATTGTCTTTAGACCGGGTATCAATCTTGAAAATACCAACTACACCAATGAAGGTGGGTGGTATCAGATGGATAAGGTACGGTTTCGTTCTGGCACACCTGAAAAAATAGGCGGTTGGATACTTGCCACTAACTATGATGTAGATCCGGCTAGTACTAACTACTATTCGTATAACTTTCAGGGGGTTTGTAGAGACCTTGTTAACTGGGCGTCGCTGTCGGGAGAAAACTTAATTGGTGCGGGCACACACTTGCGCTACTACTTGCTATATGGCGGGGTATATCGCAACATCACCCCTTACCGTTCACCTACCAATGCGCTGACAAACCCTTTTACTACAGTGAGTGGCTCTTCTGTAGTTACTGTTGTAGACAATGCGCACGGCGCAGCCGCCGGTGATTTTGTAATTTTCTCCGGTTCCGCTGCTGTTGGCGGTATTGGTGCCGCTACGATTAACAGCACTGTAGGTTATCAAATCAGGACAGTTATTGATTTAAATACATATACTGTAAGCTTTGGTACAGCCGCTACATCTTCTGCAACTGGCGGTGGGGCTTCAGTCAACGCGGCTTATGAAATTTCTGTTGGCCTTCCTGTGTATACGTTGGGTAATGGCTGGGGCGCAGGCCCTTGGAACGGCTCTAGCCTTGGCGCTGGTGCAACTACTTTAGCGGTGACTGCGGGCACTGGCGTAACTAAAAACGTATATTTGAACGCCATAGCTACTACAATCAACGTAGCATCCACAACGTCATTTCCTGCAGCGGGCACAATCCAGATTGAGTGGGAAATCATTACCTACACTGGCAAAACTGCTACGTCTTTTACAGGCTGTACACGAGGCACTAACGGCAGCATAGCGTCTTTCCATGCTGTTCAACCAACTGCAGGTAACGGTGGTAGTGTTATCCCAATTCCAGTGCGTCAATTTACCGCTCTTGTCGGCGTTACAGGTTGGGGACAGGCATCCGCAGTTAGCGGTGTTGGCCAACAATTGCGCTTGTGGACTTCGGATAACTATGGCCAAGACTTGTTAATAGCTCCACGCGGCGGTGCAATTTATTACTGGGCAAAAGATACTAGCTCGTTTGCGCGGGCCGTGACTCTTAAAGATAAATCCCAAGCTGCTGGATATCCAAGCACAATTTACAACTTTGTGCCGACGACTACAAACAAGATCATGGTGTCCGACGTATCACGGTTTGCAATTGCTTTTGGCGCAAACTCATACGACCCCTTTAACTCCGGCACGGTCTTTGACCCCATGCTAATTCGTTGGTCAGATCAAGAAAACGCCTACAACTGGACACCTACTGTTATTAACCAAGCAGGCGAGCAGCGTCTATCTACAGGCTCATTTATCGTTACCGCAGCCAAAATGAAGCAAGAGATTTTGGTGTGGACGGATGCAGCGCTGTATTCAATGCAGTACCTTGGCCCACCGTTTGTGTGGGGCGTCAACCCATTGATGAGCAACTTGTCAATCATTAGTCCTAACGCTGTAGCTACGGTTAACAACGCGGCTTACTGGATGGGCGCGGATAAGTTTTACATGTATGACGGGCGTGTACAGACACTGCCTTGTTCTTTGCGGCAGTACATTTTTACTAACATTTCAAATAACCAGCAATACCAAACATTCTCAGCCACAAACGAGGGTTTTAACGAAATCTGGTGGTTCTATGTATCGCAGACTGAGGAAGACTTAGCGCTGTCTCAAGGACGCGACCCTACTGTAGACCGATATGTAATATATAACCACCTTGAGCGTATTTGGTATTATGGCAACTTGTCACGCACTGCATGGGTTGACTCCCCATTACAGCCCGGCCCTTTGACCGCGACGGGTAATTCTGTAATTGGCCAAACGATTATTCAAGAACAGGGTAACGATGACGTATCTACCAACGTGACTAACCCTATTACGGCGTACATTCAGTCTGCTGACTTTGATATTGAAGACGGGAATCAGTTTATGTTTGTGTGGCGCATGCTGCCAGACGTGTCTTTTACCGGTTCAACTGTGGCTAACCCCACAATGACTATATCTTTGATCCCGCGTCAAAACTCTGGCGCACCCTACGGCACTTCGGTCAATGGCCCAACTACTAGTACGCAGACCTATTCTCCCTCTGTCAAACAGTACATCGTGCAGCAGTTTACGCAGCAGTTAAACACACGCGTTCGTGGGCGACAGATGGCTATGAGGCTTGAGTCTACGGCTTTGGGTGTTCAATGGCAGGGCGGTGCTATACGGATTGACTCGCGTCCTGACGGAAAGAAATCATAATGGCCGCCCCACGACTTCCTTCACCCCCAACTGAATGGGACCGTCAGTATTTCAATCTGTTTATCCAGACTTTGACTACCTATTTCAATACATTGGATAATCCCGGTAATCTTCGTGGCGCTACTCTCCAATTGGCTGGCTACGAAAATGCGTCGTCTACTACGCAAGCCCTAGTGCTTCCTGTTTCTACTAATTTAACTATAGCATTGACCAATGTTGATACGACGATTACAGTAACGTCTACAACAAACTTCCCGACATCTGGCGTGATCACCATAGAAAACGAAAAAATTAGCTACACAGGGACTACATCAGTTACTTTCACCGGATGCACCCGTGGGCAGTACGGTACTACCGCTGCTAGTCATGCGCTAAATGTCGCTGTTGTAGATAGTGGGGTTACGGGGACGGTCTACCGTGACCCTATAACAAGTGACCTTAAAATAGTGCCATAAGGAATCTGTATGAACATTGACGCTATTAGTAAAAACCCTAAGTACAAGAAAATTGATCTTGACTATGTGGAGTTTGTCGAAGTAGACGACATCTGGGTCCGTTCCTATACGATTCCAAAGTCTAAGACTATATTATCTCAGCATGTTCATGCCCACCCTCATGTGACGTTGATATCGCATGGCGCTGTGGAAGCTTGGCAGGATGGTGAGTCTATGGGGCGCTTTGACGCTCCTTCTGTTATTACAATACCTGCGGGCAAGAAGCACGCATTCATGGCGCTGACTGATAATGTGGTGCTGTGCTGTTTACATAACCTTCGCGGCACAGGCTTAGAGTCGCCAGAAATCAAGGAGTTTTAATATGCCAATAGCAGCCATATTTGCTGAAGAAGCCGCAGCCGCCCTAGCCGCTGAACTTGCCCCATATGCGGCTGGTGAAGCTGCTTTAGCCCTTGCCCCTACATTATTTGCGGGCGCTGAACTTGCTGGTCTTGGCGCTGCTCCCGGTGCTTTAGGCGCGGAGGCTTTACTTGGCGCAGATGCAATGGCTGCTAACGCTGCGGCTGGCGGTGCTGGTGCTGGTAGTGCTGGTATTAACGCAGCTCAAGTTGCAACGCAACAAAACGCGGCTATGCAGTTGGCTAACCCCGGCATCACTGGTATCCCAGAAGCAGCGGCTGAAATTACAGCTAAAGGTTCTCTTAACCCAGCTACTGGAGAGTTTATAAATACTACGTTGCCCGCTACGCCTTCCGCGCCTCCTTTTGCGCCAAATACGCCTCCTATGGGGCTTGAAATGCCCGGTGCTTATACGCCTCCATCAAACTATCCAATGGGTATGGAAGGGCAAATACCTGCTAATCAATTTATTGAAGCCGGATCAGGCGCGCCATATAGCGCGGAAAATGCTATGGCTCAAGCTAACATTCCTCCTCCGCCTCCCCTTTCAGGGCTTGAGGCCGGATTTGACAAAGCTTTAAAGTTTGCAGAAAAAAACCCCTTTACTGCAATGACAGGCGCATACATGGGCGCAAATATGTTGGGTCTTATGAACCCTTCTGGCGCTACGTTTAACAGCAAACCATACGACGGGCCTTTGTCAAGATACAAACTATCGCCTAACTTTCAAAGTTCTAATGTTAATCCCGCAGATTTTCAATACAGACCTCGCTATGCGGAGGGCGGTATTATGGGCGGCGGTTCTTACGATGCTTCTACAGTTTATGGCGAAGATAGTGACGTGCCTGAGTACGCTAGGGGCGGTAGCCTTTCTGAATCTATTGCTCAGTACCAAAAAATGCTTGAAGGTCGCCCACAAGAAGCGCCCGCTGCGTCGCGCGATGTTGGCATTTACTATGACCAAGACCCTGATACCCGCTATCAAGATGCTCTGACTGCTGCGCAGATTCGTCAATCTAAAGTTAATCAACGCGCATATGTTTCTCCTCCCGCCGCTAAGCGTCCTATGCCAATGGGCAAATTAAATATGCCTACAAGCGCTAAGAGTAAAGATAGTGGTGGTGGCGACGTTGAAGCAGCGCAAGGCGGTATCATGCAGTCTAGCCTTGGTGGTTATGCTGCTGGTGGAAACCCACGACTGCTCAAAGGCCCAGGAGATGGAATGTCAGACAACATTCCTGCAACTATTAACGGACGCCAACCTGCTCGACTTGCAGATGGCGAGTTTGTAATCCCAGCTGATGTGGTGTCACATCTGGGCAACGGCTCTACGGAAGCTGGCGCTAAACATCTTCATGCAATGATGGACAAGGTACGCAAGGCGCGTACTGGTAACTCAAAGCAGGGAAAGCAAATCAAACCACAAAAATACCTTGCCTAAATGAACAAAGAAGGCAAACTAGAATGGTTTGGGGGCAATCAAGATGCCCTAAATGTTTACCGCATGTTTGTGGACTTGGCGCATTTGTGGGACGACCTTGTTGACAAAGACAAAGAAGCTACTGAAGACGATATCAATAATGCGTTTTTAATCTGCTTAGTTTATTTGCCAGCTAATCCGTTCTACCGTAGTATTCAAGAACAAGTCTTGCCAATGTGGTTGACTGTTGTTTCTGCATTTCAAACGGCTAATAAGTTTGAACGAGACAAAGACCCGCACGGTATAGAAATAGCGCATGGCCTTAGGTATGCAGCTGGAAATATCATGGCTTACATAGTGCATGTTTGTGTAGGTCCCGAGAAAGCAAAAGAGTTTCTTCCAGAGATGTGGAAGGCTGTGTTTTATGAGCGGTTTGATGATTACCGCAAGGAGCATTTAAATGTTGATTCCAAATAAATTTAACGGCTATTCTCGTGATGGCATTCGTCTATACCATTTTGGTGGCGGTGGTGGTGGTGGCGGTGGCCCAACTCAAACTACATCAACTGTTCAGAACACAAACATTCCTGATTACGCAAGGGGTTATGTTGAGAACATGTTGGGTGCAACCCAAGAGCAGTTGTTTACAGGTACTCGCGGCCCAGATGTAACAAACCCAGAGACGGGTGAAGTTACGCGAGGTAATTTTAATATTACTGGGTTTAAACCGTATCAAGCGTACGGCGGCACATACGACCAACAAGGCAACCAAACATCTTATGACCCTACCAAAGCAGTAGCGGGGTTTTCTCCTTCGCAGATACAAGCGCAGCAGGGGATTATGGGTATGCAAGTACCAGGGCAGTATCAAAACGCATCTGCGTTTGTAGGTGATCTTGGCCAAAAATTGGCGGGCCAAACTTATACGCCGGGCTATACGCCGGGCTATACGGCGTCTGACTTCCAGAAATACCAGATGAACGGTGTTGACGATGTCACCACTAGTAAGTTTGACCAAGCCGCCGCTGACCAGTACATGAATCCATACATGCAAAACGTGGTGGATATTCAGAAGCGCGAAGCAAATCGTCAAGCAGGGCAGATGGCGTCTCAGAACGCCGCTAAGTTTGCGGGCGCTGGCGCGTTTGGTGGCTCACGTCAAGCCATTGCTATGGCTGAAGCTGATCGTAACCTCAGTCAACAGATGGGAGACATCCAATCTATTGGTTCTAATCAAGCTTACCAAAACGCCATGCAGCAGTTCAATGCTGATCAGGGCCGTTCGTTGGCTGCGGCTCAAGGTAACCAATCTAAGAATCTGTCTATGGGGCAGGCTAACTTGCAAGCTCTGCTTAGCACTCAAGCGCAGCAAGAACAAGCGCGTCAGTTCCAAGAACAAACGCGTCAGTTTCAAGAACAGGCTAATCAATTCGGCGCTAACTATGGCCTGCAATCACAGCAAGCTGCTCTGGGCGCTGCGCGTGACTACGCTAATTACGGACAGATGGGGCTTAATGCTCAAAAAGATATTTACGGCATGCAGAACCAAGTGGGTGCGCAGCAGCAACAGTTGGAGCAAGCCAGAATCAATCAGTCTATGCTGGACTACGCCAACGCACAGCAGTATCCACTTATGCAGTTGGGCACTATGTCTAACATGCTTCGTGGCCTGCCAATGCAAGCGTCTACGACAAACCAATACGCTGCGTCGCCTAGCCCAATGTCACAAGCAGTCGGCACAATTGGTGCTGGTGCGTCTATCTATAACGCCATGAGACCTAGCGGTGCTGCGGGCGGTTTGCCTAGTGAGTTTAAATACTCAAAGGGTGGCGGCATCATGTCTTACGACATGGGCGGTGAAGTTGAGGAACAACTTGAGAACATGGACGAGAAAGGTCTGGAAGCTCAGGCTAAACAATCTTCTAGCCCATCTATCCGCAAGATGGCGCAACGTATTTTGCGTGAACGTCAAATGGGCGAGCAAAATAAAAATCCAGGCGCTGCGGGCGTTCAGTACCAAGCGGCTCAACCTCAGATGCCTGCTATGCGTGGCGGTGGCATCATTGCATTCCAACAAGGTGGCGGCACTAAACCCTACTATGGCCCTTCTTCAGAAGACGATAGCGGCGAAGAACGAGCCAAGATTGGCATGGAAGAGCGTTTAGCGATGGCTCCCCCATCGACTCCTCCTGCTGGCGGCATTATGACTGCGGCTCCGACAACTCCTATCCCTGCCGTTCCTCCTAAGCCATCACCTGATATTGCACAAGAAGCTATCCGTCAACGTGATATTTATTCGGCTCAAGCAACTAGACCAACTGCGGAGTTGTTAAAAGAAATTCAAGCTGAGCGTGAGGCTTTAGGTGTTGGCGATAATAAAGCGCGTGAAGAGTTCCGCGCACAACAGATGGCTGAGCGCGCAAACTTAGCTGATGAAAAAGAACGTCAACGCCATATGCGTTTGGCTGAGTTTTTTGCTTCATGGGGATCAACCCCTGGCCCAGTGCTTGTTGCTGGCATGAACGCGTTGAAGCAGTCAATACCTAATATTATTTCTGACGAGAAAGAAGCTAAGAAGGCCCGCAAAGAAGCCGACAAGATCATTTACGATATTGATGAAGCTACCCGTCTTGAGAAGCTTGGCATGATTGACAAGGCTACGGCGATGAAAGAAAAGGCTGCTTCGCACGCTGAAGACTACAACAAGTACTTGCTGTCGCTTCAAGGTCAACGTGAAGGCAATGAGAAAGCACTTGAAGTTGCAAAAATACAAGCAAAAGCTCAAACAGATGCCGCAGCAATGCGTAACTCTTCAGACAAACTTGGTAGATTGCAGGCGGAAGCGCTTAGAAATGAAGATCGTATATTTGGCAGGTATCAAGCTGCGACTAAGCAATACGATAGCATTAAAGAATTTGTTGCTAAACAAGAGTCTAGTGACACGCACAAAGATGACTTGAAAAAATTAGAACGCTACACTATGGGCGCTAAAGACAAGAAGACTGGTGAAATTAATCCAGAAAAAATTAACAAAGAATATAAAAATGCATACGCTGAAACTTTAAAACGTGTTGAAGACCGTAAAGAAGCATGGAATACTGCGGTTGAAGATGCTCGAAAAGAAAAAGATCTTGCTTTTAGTCGGGTTAAAGGTTTAAGTCCAGAAGCAGTGGCAACGCACACAAAACCAAAGGGCACTCCTACAGTATCATTGGATGATCCAAGCTTGCAAAGAGAATAAGGAGTAGTCATGGCGCTAGATATTGAGAAGGCACGAGCAGCGGGCTACTCCGATGCCGATATCGTAGATTACTTAGCCAAGGACTCCACCTTAGACATTAATAAAGCTAGGGCTGCGGGGTACGATGACGCTGCTCTTCTTAAACATTTAAGCACTCCTAAGCAGGAAGCACCTAAACCCGCCACACCCCCTGTGGCTACAGGCCCTAAAGGGAAAAATACAACGCAGTTGCCAGACGATGATGAGACTGGCGATTTCATGCGCGGCATTTATAACTACCTGCCTCAACTTCAAGAAACCTATGGTGGCGCAAAAGTATTTACAGGTATGGGCCTGAAGAAACTTGGCGCTACAGAAACTGGGCAGAGTCTAATTGAGAGCGGTAAAGAGTCGATGGACATTGGTGAGTCCAAGCAAGTGACTCGTGAGTCTGATTCGCTGACAAGAGCGTGGGAAAAAGGTATTGGCTCTGTTGTTACTGAATGGCTCCCATACAACATTGGTTCAGGTATTGCTAACGTAGGCGAGACCCTTGCCGTTATGGGTATTGGTGCTGGTGTAGGTGCTTTAACAGGCGCGGGAGCAGGAGCTATACCCGGCGCAATAAGCGCTGCGGTTTCTAAAACTCTAGTTAAAAAAGGAATCGTAGAAGCTGCTGAAAATATTATTGAGACTGAGGCTAAAAAAGCTCTGGCTGAAGGCGCTACTAAACAAGCCGCTAAAGTTGCTGGCGAAGCTGCTGGCGCTAAATTTATTGAAACTCAGAGTAAAAATGTTTTGCTTGCGGCAAGTGAGACTGCGGCTAAAGCCTATGGAAAAGCTGGCGCTAAAGCGTATGGCGCAACTGCTGGTATGGTGGGTCAAGCTGGTTTACACGGCACGGGCGAGACTACAAGCCGTGCGGTAAACGAAGCCGAACGCGCTGGCATGGATGTAGAAGATATTGAATATGGTCGTCTTGCTACCGCTGCCGCTGTTCACAGCGTAGCTGATTTCTTCATAAATAAAATTGGTGTTAACGCTTTAAAGATTGGTGAACAAGCTACTAAATCTTTAACGTTAGACATTGCAAAGCGTATTGCAACAACTGGTCTCAAAGAAATCCCCGCTGAAGAAATCCAAACAATGGCTGAACGCTATGGCGCAAAATTGTCATTGACCGATGCGGAAGCTTTGCGTGAATATGTTGATACTGCTGGCGCTGCGTTTGCTATGTCAGTTGGCCCCGGAACAGTGGGCGGCGCTAAGACTCACTATGTAAACAAACTTCAGAAAGCTGGCGCTGAAGCTGAAGCCGCTGGTAAAACATATAGAGGCGACCTCACAGTTAATAAAGACGTCATACCGCCTACGATTAAAGGCTTTGACAAAGAGAGCGCTAATCTATTGATGCCTGCTACAGATGCGGCAGGCAATCCTATTGTTGCTGACGTTGCGGCTCCTGAAGTAACTGAGACTACACCAGCGCCTAAGAAAACTAGAGCGCCCAAAATTACTGCTGAAGGTGTAACGCCCGAATCAATCCAAGCTGCTAATGACTACGTTGGAAAAATTGACAGTGGTGAAACTATTAAACAATCTGAATACAGACAGATTGCAAGAGCAGTTGGTCTCAGCATTCCAGTAGGAACAAAAAATAGTGAAGCTGTTGAACTTATTAGAAACCACCTTGCACAACAAGGAGCACCTGATGCTACAGGAATTAACACACAAGCAGGTGGAGCAGGCGCTGGAGTGGCTACACTCGCCAACCAAAGCCAGACCGCCGCAGGAGCTGCTGGATCTCAACCCGGTGGAGTGGTATCTACTGGAACAAATGCTGGGGCAAATTTGGCTGGAGCAAAGCAGCAGCCCTTTACATTAATAAGTCCCGTAACACAGCGCATCATTGCAGATGAGCATAATGAAGGCGCAACCCCTGCCGAATTAATTACTAAATACGGTAACTCCCCCGAAGTAGCGGCTGCTATCGACCAATACATTAAAACTTTACCACCAGCAGGAGAAACCCTTGGCACTGAGACCACTGAAACCAAGCAAACAAAAGCGGAAGGAAAACAACCGCCCTCAACCCTTTCAGCCAAGCGACCAACAACAGTAAAAGGTTGGCTACAACATTTCTTGAAGACAGGTGAGACTGATCCTAAACTTGCTGCTATTCAGCAAGACTCTCATCCTGCTTTTGTAGCTGACCCAAATGCTACGCCAGAGCAAAATGCAAAAGATGCTATGGAGCTTGGTCAGCGCTATGAGGCGGAAGCTGAAGCAGAGCGTACTCGTTTACTTAACGAATCTACAGATAATGGCGCTTTAAAAAAAGAAGATATCTATGCTAGATACGACGCTGAACAAGAACGGAAGCAAACTGAAGCTGAAGCAAAGTTTGGGTTGGAGCCTACAAAAGCTGGCTCTATATCACAAGAAAACCGTGACAACTATGATAAAGCAAGGGAAGAATTTCCTGAATTGCCAGAGTGGTCTGATCTAAGTGCAGTTGATAAAGATGTCTACTTTGAAAACGTCCGTTATGGCAACATGCCAGAACATCGCAAAGCTGCGCAAGCGTTAATTAATTACCGTAAAGAAACAGGCGGTCGTGGCAAGGGGTACGGGCAAGGTACTACAACTGTTGGTGAACAGCGCACTATTAAAAATTACGAAGACAATCGAAACACTGCATCTAAGATGTTTAATGTTTCGTTCCCGCGTTGGGGCGACCTATCACGCGCAGTGCAACAAGCCTACCTTAGTCAAATTGTAAATAACGCTGGCTTGCAACAAGACGTTGCGTTTGCAAAAGCCGGTGAGGCGTTGCTCAAAGAAAATCGTGAACTGTCTGATGATCAGAAAAAAGCTGAACTCGCTAACATCAACAAGCGCCAAGAAGAAGTACGCAAAGAAGCCGAACAAAACAAAGAAGAGTTAGAGAAGCTTCGTAGAACATATGGCGATGTGGCGTCTACATCTCTTGGTCGTGGTACGCTGCAACTATCAAAGAGTGTCATTGAGCATTTGCAAAAAGGGCGTCTTGGCTTAGCGCTGCAAGATGTAAGCGACACACTTAAAAAGAACAGCGACTCCCGCAACAAAATGTTTGGCTACGTTGCCAATCTATTGGGTAACCTTGGACTAAAAACTAAAATTGAATTTATTGATAGATTACCTGATGGCGATTTGGGTATCTACGATCCCTACACTGACACTATTACACTTTCGCTTTCTGGCTTGACTGTGCCTACATTACTGCACGAGGTGGCCCACGCTGCTACTGTTCGCGTAATGTACATGTACATGAACGGTCAGAAGAACCAACTGACCGAGCGCCAGATTAAAGGTGTTGAACAGATTTTAACAATCATGCGCCAAACTCAGTTTGAGTTGCAAGGCGATTACCCCGAGGCGTTTACAAGCCCATTTGAATTCATAGCCTATGCTATGACTGATAAGTTCTTCCAAGCAGATTTGGCTGAGCAAGGGATTGACTACGCTGAGTTCAGCGCGTTGGATATTGCTGCCAAATTAAAGCTAGGCACTGAAGACATCTTTACCATTCTGCCAACAGAGAAGTCTCAGTGGTCTGCGTTTAAAAAAGCCATGGCGGGTATCTTTAAAGTGCCTGCTGGCGCGTTAAAGTCCCCCAACTTTATGGTGGAGTTGTCTGGCGCATTTGAAGACATCTTGTCTGTACCAACTGAACCAATTAATCTAGAAACACTGTCGGCTAAAAAACCAAAAGGGCAACAGCCGGCAGTGCCTAAGACAGCTGAGTCTCGAGAAACTGGGCTGTATGAAAAAGATAAAAATTATGAACCGAGCAATAAAGAAAAGTATGGCGTAGATACCGCCGGAGACCTATCAAGATTGGGTAAGATCAAACGCGCTTTTAGCCGTCACGGTTGGAGAGACTTTGTTACTAAAGCGCAGAGCCGTCGTCAGCATATTCGCGCGTATGAAAATGAATTAAATATGGCGGGGCTTCTTAATCGTGATCCTACGGGCGCGTTTAATAATGTCAGCGAAAAACAAGACTTAGCTTTAAACCAAGGCGTTAGATTTGCTATTGACTATCTGCAGCAGCCCTTGCAAAAACTGCATGATACTTTTAATAATTGGTTGCTGACGTCTAACCAAAATACCGAAAAAGGTCTTGATCAGTTTCATAGATTAGCAGAAATGTTTGGCGCAACTGAACGCCGCTTTGCTAAATGGATTACATCCGTACCTTTGAGTAAAACTCAAAACCTGACGCATAACGGCAAACCAATTAGCGCCGCTGAGCGTCGTATTCAGCTTATGGGTGATCCTCGCACTGGGGTGGACGGCCTGATACATAAAGTTGCATTGAATGATCAGCAAAAAGCTGCTATTCGTAAAGAGCTAGAGTACCTTGCTACCAACCATGCCGATGCGCTAGGTGATAGCCCCCGCATCAGCGAAAAGATGCGTCAGCGTTTTGCTAAAAATCCAAAGCACAAGGGCATAGATACGGACAAAAACGCTCCAATATATAACGCTCTTGGTATTGAAGAGGCTACAGTCAATAAACGTATGACTGAGTTCCTAGCAAAGAGTAAGGAAGAGCAAGCGTTAATTAAAGAAATGTTTGATCAAGTAAAGATCATTACAGATGCCACTGCCGAACTCAACAAGATTGGCAACTACTGGTCAATGCCTGTATCCAATATTGTTGGCATCTATAACTATCAATACTACATGCCGTTTAAGGGTCTGTCTAAGCACACCAAAGTGGATGACATGATTGACCCCAACAGCAAGATGAATGGCGCTGAAATGCAGGATGAAATTCATGCTGCTGAAGGCCGTTTCTCTACGTCGGATAACCCGTTGCTGCAAATGATCTATGACGGTTATAGAGCGGCTAGTCGTGCTGGGCGTAAAGACTTTACGCAGTCTGTTGAAAATGCAGTTGAACCAACTACTAGCAAAGATGCGTATAACCCGACGGGTACAGGAGTTATACCTGGCAGGGTGGTTAAAACAGTCCCGTTTTGGGAGCGTGAAACTGTAGATTTATCTAAATACAAAGGCGCTAATAGCAAGTACATCTTTAACTACAAAGCTGATGGTTCTATGAACATCATCGCTATTGACAATCCTAAATTGCTGCAAGCTATTCGTTACCCATTTAGAGAAAAAACTCCGTTATGGGACGCGGCTAACCGTATTACCGGCTTCTTTGGCTCGATGCACACACGTTTTAACTACAACTTTGCACCAAAAGACTTTGTAGTAAACACGTTAACCAACGCATGGAACGCCGCCACAAGCGAAAAGATTGGTCCACTAGGCGCTGCTGCATATCTAAAAGATGTGGCTATGGCGGTTACTAAAAATGGTTTGGGTAAGGCCATGAATATTGCTGTGCTGGAAGAAATTGGAAGCGCTGGCAGTAAAAAAATCATGAGCGATATGGCGGCAAAAGACCCGTTCATTCGTGACATGCTTGAGATGATTCGATATGGCGGCAAGAGCACCTACATGGAAAGCTTCTCTCTAAAGTCAAACCTTGAGACTCTTAGTGAAAATTCTTTTGGCAAAAACAACATTATCACTGACCCTATCAGCGCAACTAAACTGCTAGATAGCTGGAACAACATGTTTGAGTTTACTAGTCGTACGGCTATGTATTCTCTGTACAAAGAACGGGCACTTAAACAAAACATTGCTGGCGGTATGTCAGACAAGAAAGGTCCAAACGGAGAATTGTCCCCAGCTGAACGTGCTGCAGCTGAAGAAGCAGCTGCATTTACGCTGAACCTTGCAAACTTCTCACAACAAGGTGAGTGGGGCAAAGTCATGGGGGCTTTCTATATGTTTAGTAAGCCATCAGCCACTGGCGCTGTACGCGCGCTTGAATCAGTGTTACCTGCTTTTACTTCGGTAAAACGCGCAATGCAAGACCTGCCGCCCGTGATTGAAAACAACCCTACCGCAAAAGCAAAATACGAAGAAACTTTTAGAATACGAAAGCGTAACGCGTCTTTTATGACAGGATCGCTGATTGCTATGGGCGGTGGACTTTTTGCACTGTCTATGATGGGCGCACCAGATGATGAATGGGAACGTAACGCTGCATTAACGGATAACATGGAGCAGTGGTCTCGTTATGCTCGCTTCCATATTCCAAATGAAGTGTCTGAAAGACTTGGTCTTGGTAAAGACGTCGTATTCCAAATACCTTGGGGGTTTGGCCCGGGCGCGTTTGCTGCAAGTGGTGCACAGTTTGCTGCTATGTTGGCTGGAACAATTACTCCTCTTGAGGCAGCAAGCAATATTGCATTTACGATCATGACTGATGCGTTCTTGCCATTACCAATGTCTAAAATTCCTTTTGTAGACAATAAAGTTATGTGGGTCTTGGACTCAGTTGCCCCTACCGTAATTCGTCCATTCATTGAATGGGTTGCAAACATAAACGGTGTTGGGCAAGCAATTAACAGCGCTTCTCAACGTCGTATGGGTGACGCCTATACAGGCGGTGACCGCATTCCAGAAATCTACAAAGATGTAGCTGATGGTTTATACGAATCAACTCATGGCGCTTTTGATATATCTCCAAACACAATGTACTTCTTTACAAACAGTTACCTTGATGGTGTAGCTAAGATTGCAGAGTTGATGTATTCGTGGACTAATCTTGGTAAAGGTGAAAAAGAATTTAATCCTAAGACAGACCTGCCATTGTTTGGTTCGTTTTTTGGCGCTAAGACCAACGTTGATTCTCGTGAGTACGGCAAGATAGAGCAAAAAATTAAAGAGATAGATAAACGTTTAGTTACTCTAGATAAACGAAACCCTGCTCTTTATGCGGAGTTCGTAGCTGAAAATCCTTTGTATCCAAGCATTGTTGAGCAGTACCAATCAGCACAAGGTGAGCTTAATGAAATGCGTCAACGGGCTACCGAGATTCGGAACAATAAATACTTGGCTATAAAAGATAGAGATGCGTTGTTAAAGCTGGTTATTCTTGAACAAAATATGCTCAAGTACCGCCTTGTACAAGACTTTAAAGCTATGGGGCTAGAGCGCTAACGAAGACGCCAAGCGCGGACTCCAAGGTGGTTGTCCTTGTGCGTGACATAGCACTTGACTCTTACCTCGGCGCGCTTGGCTCCACTCTCTAGGGCGTAGATTATCTCGGCAGGGCGCAAGGTGGGAATGAAGAAACTCTCCCCCACCTCCATTGCATCGAATGGAAAGATCCACTCTGGTTCTTTGATATCACTTGGATTCATCAAACCACTCACCTGGAATCTCAGTCTTGAACCAATAGAGATATGCAGGATCGACAGCAATCGCTGACTTCCACCCGGTAGTGAGGCGTCCCTTCTTATCGTCTATAAGAATCTTCTTCTCCCGCATATCAAACTCAAACTCACGTAGACTGACTTGGCGCTCTGACAAGAACTTCTTGAACTCAGTCTTAGACACTTGCAAGAGACCTTCTTCACTGACGATGCGTCCTACTAGCTGGCCCCGTGGCTCCATAGTGACCTTGCCATCTTTAAGCACAAGTATGTTGCCCATGTTCTTGTTAATGAAGTCGCCAAGCAGAGATGGGTAGTCTGTGCGGTTTACCTTCACAACATTGTCCCTAATCTCAATCATCTTTAACACAGTGTGATGGTAGATGCGTTCAAGGTCGTAGGCTGTGACGTTGTGTTCGTTGGCAATAGTGCCGCCACCAAATGTTGCGCCAACCAAGTTTTGGTAGAAACGGTACTCAGCATAGATGCCAAAGTCTTTCTCAAACCTCTCGTCCCATTTGGCGATGTGGTCTAGCACATAGTTGTCACCGCCACGCAGAACTTCTTTGATGTACATCGGACCTGCGTGTCCGTAGTTGAAGCGGAACGCATCAAAGATGTATTTACCAAGCCTGCCTTCTTTGTTAAGTAGTTCGGGTCTGTGGATTAAGAACTCAATCACACGAGCTGCTTCGCCATCAGGGCTAGCCTTCAGAGAGTCAAGCTTACCGTAGACAGAGTGGTTGTTAGTTAGCATAGCAATCAATGATGCAGACATCTCGTACTCACGCTCAGCGTTGACTGAACCTTGCATACGAACCTTTGCCTTGCCGTTTGATATGTCGTGAATCAACTTGCCTAACTCTTTAGGATCCTTGTCGCCAACCTCATCAAGTCCAAACAAAATACTGTGCAAGCCAAGGTAACGACCAGTCAAACCGTTATCGGTAGCCCTGACGATGCTCAAGTCTTTAGGATGCCCAAAGATGCTTAGACCCGCATACATAGCGCCCGTCTTGGCATTGCCAGAGCGCCCAGTAAGGCTCACAGTCACGCCTGAAGTTGACGTATATGGCATCAATGGAGAACCGAATCCGCACATAGATGCAAAGGCATGCAACTCAAACTCTGGCTTGTTCAAATAGTCCATAGACTCACGCCAACGCGCAAACGTACCAGCTTGCGTAAGATGCCTAGACAGTCCACGAACCCATGGAGATGAAGGCGCATCAAGAACTTCACCTGATAGCGTGTATTCTTTCTTGCCAATAACAAAACTGCGGTTGTCCCAGTTGGAGTTCTCAGATGTACGATCTTCCGTCCACCCCATCTGCATGCGCATCTGTAGCGCCTTGTCAGTTGTCTGGAGGTACTGCCCCCATTTGATGATGTAGTTCATAAGGTGTTGGTCATTTACTGATGCAAACAATACGCCATTGCTGGTCGTGATTGCTTTGAACGCTTCCTTGGCGTAGACGCTTTTCATAGGAAGCAAGAAGTCACGGAACCCGTCGTGTGGTAACTCGTAGCGCATCTGCAAGCACTCGCCATCATGTGGGCTGATCATGCGTGTCAGTGGGTAAAGATCGCTAGATAGAATCAGAATTGGATCGTCTTGATGCTTTGCGCCCTTCTTGTCAATCTTGGGTGGTGGCACAAAGTAAATGCCTCCGTTTACTCCTCGGACGTAGGGGTAGAGGTAGTCTGGGAAATCAGGAACTTTTTGGGTATTCGGGACTTCCCAAACTGCGTCCTCTTTATTTGTCGCGGCGGCTGGCTTGAACTGTTTACCCAACACAATTGGACTTGTGATCCTTCCTCTGTGCTGACATCCCTCGCAACGGCTAGGGTAGTTATCGATGAACCACTCACAGGTTCTCGGAGCAGGAAAGCGGCTGGCCTTATCTTCTGTATCTTCATAGGTGTACTTTGGGTGTTCGTTGGAAAACTCATGGATAGCAGTCTTGCCATCATCACAAAACTTAGCGATGGATAGCCCTGCAAACCACAATGGTTCTTCTAAAGTCTTTGCGTTGTCGCACATAAATTTAATCTGTGCGCATCCGCCTTCATCATCAACACTCTTTTGTGCTAGTACCTCAAATGATTTTGCAAAGTTGTCTAACTTCAGAATTGCTTTAGTGTCTTCATCGATACCCTTGGGGATACTTGCAAGAATATCTTCCGCTTCAATCTCTTCTTGTGTCTGTGAGACTGCGGGTGCTGTTGGCGTAACGCCAAGGAAGTCTTTAAACTCGTTCCAGTTGTAGACATGAATCTCATCACTGACAACTGACGTTGGCTCGGGTGGATCAAACTTGTAGTTGAACGTCTCAGGTGCGCGCATGATACGTGCGGCATCTGCTGTAACTACTGGGTCAATAGATATGTGCTGGAGACATAACGCTTTGAATTTCTCAGCGACCGGCTTCCACTCATCTCGTGGGATGTCCTCATCCATGATCCAGTAGGCATGAACCCCACCGCCTGAGT